AAGTTTCGTAGAACAGGGTGAGATTCCCAACTTACTTTTATCAGGCACAGCAGGTGTCGGTAAAACAACTATTGCAAAAGCATTGTGTAATGAATTAGGAGCAGACTTCTATGTCATCAATGGATCAGACGAGGGGAGATTCCTCGATACCGTCAGAAACCAAGCAAAAAACTTTGCTGCAACTGTATCACTTACAGCAGGAGCAAAGCACAAAGTCCTTATCATCGATGAGGCAGACAACACTACACCAGATGTACAACTCTTACTTCGTGCATCGATAGAAGAGTTCCAAAAGAATTGTAGATTTATATTTACTTGCAACTTCAAGAACAAGATCATTGAACCTCTACACAGTAGAACAACTGTAATAGATTTCAATGTTCGTGGTAAAATGAAACAGCAACTTGCAGCATCATTCTTTGCAAGATGTAAAGGTATACTTACTGCTGAAGAAATTACTTTCTCAGAGAAGGTTCTTGCTGAAGTTGTCAACAAATACTTCCCAGACTTTAGACGTACCTTAAATGAATTACAAAGGTATGCATCTACTGGAAGTATTGATACTGGTATTCTTGCTACATTAGGGGATGCTAAGATTGATACCTTAGTTGCATCATTAAAAGCAAAGAAGTTTAATGATGTCAAGAAGTGGGTAACACAAAATATAGATAGTGATCCTCAATCTATTATGAGAATGTTATACGATAGTCTTTCTACTATTATGACACCTCCAAGTATACCTGCAGCAATATTAATCATTGCAGACTACCAGTACAAGGCAGCATTTGTTGTCGATCAAGAGATTAACCTATTGGCATGTTTAACTCAAATTATGGTGGAGTGTAATTTCGATGTATCTTAAAACTCCACTTAGATATCCTGGCGGTAAGTCTCGTGCTGTTAAAAAGATGGCACCATACTTTCCTGACTTTCATAATTATACAGAGTTTCGTGAACCATTCTTAGGTGGTGGTAGCGTTGCTTTGTATGTGTCACAGATGTATCCTCATCTAGACATATGGGTTAATGATTTATACACACCTCTAGCAACATTCTGGAAAGTCTTACAGACAGAGGGAATAGAATTGTATAATGAACTTATACAATTAAAAACAAGATATCCAGATCCATCATCAGCAAGAGGATTATTTAATGAAGCAAAGGACTATCTTACTCAAGGTAACAGAGAAGATTTTCATGTTGCTGTATCATTCTATATCATTAATAAATGTAGTTTTAGTGGTCTCTCTGAGTCTTCATCATTCTCTCCTCAGGCATCAGATTCAAACTTCTCAATGAGAGGTATTGAAAAACTTAGATTCTATGAACAAGTGATTCAGAAATGGTCTATCACACATCTCAGTTATGTTCATATGATGCCAAACAGTAAAGAGGTATTCACATACTTAGATCCTCCATATGAAATTAAACCTAAGTTGTATGGTAAGTCAGGTAGTATGCATAAAGGATTTGATCATGATGAGTTTGCCCACACATGTAATACATGTATAGGAGATCAGATGGTGTCTTATAACTCGTCTAATTTAATAAAGGATAGATTCCATAGTTGGAACGCACACGAATACGATCACACATATACAATGAGATCAGTAGGAGATTATATGAAAGATCAACAACAACGTAAAGAACTTGTATTAACTAACTATGGCATACGATGAACGCTATCCTCTAAAAGAATATCTAAACTCTATCAACGTCAATAAGAATAATCTTATGGATGAAGATAGTGATCCTGCATGGGAATCAAACTACCCAAGTTATGTAATTAATAAATGTATGTCTCATCATATGGATACTGTAATGTATGCTAATGAGATGAACCAGTATTCTAATATATCTAAGAAAATGCAATATGATTTTTATATACATATTGTTAGACCTAGAAGGAGATTTTCTCCTTGGGGTAAAAAACAGAAGATAGATGATCTCGACCTTGTGAAAAGGTACTATGGATATAGTACAGATAAAGCAATACAAGCACTAAGGATCCTATCCCCAAACCAAATTGATTACATTAAAGACAAACTGAACAAAGGGGGTAAGAAATGATTACTGAGGTACCGTGGACTAAGGATGATATGGTGGAGATATCTTTAAAAGAACCAGATGATTTTTTAAAGGTAAGAGAAACTCTCACAAGGATTGGGGTAGCATCCAGAAAAGAAAAGAAGTTATATCAATCATGTCATATACTGCATAAGAAAGGGCAGTATTATATTGTACATTTTAAAGAACTATTTGCACTTGATGGTAAGAGAGCAAACTTATCTGAGAATGATGTACAAAGACGTAACAGAATTATTAAACTTTTATCTGACTGGGGTCTTGTAGAGATCGTAAAGATAGATGAAGTTAAAGATGCAGCACCTTTGAGTCAGATCAAGGTTATTGCATATAAAGAAAAGCATGACTGGACTCTTGAGTCTAAGTATAACATAGGTAAAAAGAAAACAGTTAATGAGTGATAACTATCGTTGGAGACCAGAGTGGATTAAATCACCTGGTTGGATCTTCGCTGAAGTTCCCGATACAGTTCGTGCTGAGTTAGAGTCTTGTATAAATGAAAGAGGTGATGATGCTCGTCCTACTTTAGGTGGGCATCTCGAACAGTCATGGCATCTTCCTATAAGAGAACATACTAAAAAGTTTACTAATGATTTAAGTTGGAATTATATACAAGAGTTTGGTGCTTCCTTAAATCTGGGTGGTGGAGAAGAACAACATAAACCTGAGAATACAGATTTTGAGTTGAAAAAATTATGGGTCAATTATCAAAAGAAACATGATTTTAATCCTTTACATATTCATTCTGGTATTTTTTCGTTTGCTATTTGGGTAAAGATACCATATGACGTAAAAGAAGAGATGGAGAGATATCCTAGATGTAACAACCAAGAGACTACTGCATTTCATTTTCAGTGGAACAGTCCTATAGGTGCACAAGATGCATCACACATACCATTAGATAAAAGCTATGAGTGGAAAATGGTATTCTTTCCTTCTAGACTGTATCACGGAGTCAATCCATTTTACACTTCAGATGAATACAGAGTATCAATATCAGGAAATCTATATATAGTAGATAGATAACAAAATTATCATGGCAGAAGTAAAGGAAAAACCTAAAGGACCTTTAGGTAAACTTAAAGAAGCAGTTGATGATAAAGAAGAGCAACTGATGTACTTAGCGACACTCATAAGAGTGATCGTTCTTGTGTGGTCCGCAGGAATTTTAACTTTGAACTACGTTAAAATACCAGGTTATGACGCAGGAGAAAAAATTGATCCGACCTTTATAGCTTCGGTCTTCACAGGCACTTTAGCTACTTTTGGCGTTCAAGCGGGAGGTAAGAAGAAGAAAGGTGATGCTGATCCTGGTAGTGCTAACATATCTAAAAAGGATATGGAGTTCCTTATTGCTAAAGCATCTGAAACTGCACCTGCCCAAACAATCAGGATAGAATCTGCTCCTGTAAAAATTGTCCCAAACGATAAGTAAACATCATGCAAAAAATTATTAACGGAATCGCTATCTTAAGCGGTGTAGTATCATTAGCAGTAGTTGGTAGCGGTATAGTTATCTACACACAGAAAGATGCTATCATTGACAATGTAAAAAGTAAAGTCATGGAGGCAGTAATGCCTGACATAGGTAGTGGTATCACAGATGCTATACCAGATACTACAGGACCAGCAATACCTTTACCTTTCTAGAACAATGAACAAGTGGATTGGAATAAGTTTAGGCACCCTCTTCGGTGTCTCACATATTGGGATGATAGGATATATCGCCACAAACAATAAGAATGCATTACCTAACTTGGATATACCTGTAGGTGACTATACCTCTTATGTTGTCTCTGCAAATAAAGAGGGATATAAGATCAGTTATACTGCAAACGATCCAAAAACAGCATACATCACTAAGGATATTAAGACTAAGGGTGGTTTCTTAGGACTTGCTACAGAGACACAGAAGGTTGCTGAAGAATACTTTATGGATGGTAAGACTAATCAAGGTGGTGCAGTATCTAACAAGAGATCTTGGATTGCACCTCTTGATGATTTTGTCAAGAATAACCCAGAACTGTCACAGAAAGATCTTGCCTGTATCAAGGCAGTCGGAAGTGCAGAAGGAACTGGAAGACTTGTAGGTACTAGCGTTGGTGCAGCAGCAGCACCTACTCTTAGCACTATACCATTTGTAGGATGGGTAGCAGCAGGATGGGTAGCAATGTTTGGTGGTAACCAAGGTGCTGAGATTGGTGGCAATATGGCAGAAGACCTAAATAAAAATTGTTAGATTAAAATTATGAAAAAAACAGAGACTAGCGAGCAGTTGCTCCAAAGGTTCTCTAAAAGAACCATGCAATTATCTGCAAGGAATGCTGAATTGAAACCTGCATACGAAGAGTATGTAAAGAATGAACGAGCACTAGCAAGACTAGAAGGTTCAGTACAAGCAATAGAGTATGTTGCTTTTGGTAAGATGCCTGGTGATGGCAACCATGATGGTATGAAGGATCATAAACCACATGGAAATACCTGAGATCGAAGTACAAAACGTAGGCATACCTAGAATACCTGCACCTGGTATAACCAATTACGTTCCACATACAGAGGTATATCCTTTTATATTACACATAGGTTCACCTATTGTGGACATGCCTGGTTGTGTAGAGTATCATCCTGACTCAGCAAAAAATAGAGAAACACCCAACCTAAAGGAGGAAGACTCCCAAGGAACTAAAGTGCTTTGTGATGGACAATATCCATCCTACGATGCGATGGACTACACACCAGAAGATTTATTAATACAGGTAGACACACCACCACCTGTTGTAGAACCACCACCAGAGATAGATCCACCAGAGGTTCCTCCTACAGGTGATCTTGGTAATAAAGAAATAGAATGTCCTGGTCCTAATAATTTAAGAGTAGGTGATTTAACACAAGCTGGTGATGAGAAAGTTGTCGGACATGAAATACAAGGCACTACCTGTGTAACATTGTATGAACCAACTACAGTAGCTGAGAAATTTTTACCCTCTGCAAATCAAGCATCTACAACATTAGCAATTGCAGTAATTGCAACAGCAGGAGCTGCTGCAACACCATTGTTATTACGACTCATAAAACCAATCATTAAAAAACTCACAACTACCGCCCAGAAAAAACTAGGTAGTCATCGTGAGTTATCTAAGAGTGAGATAATGACAAACAAATATCGTGAGAAGAAAGGACTACCTCCTTTAAAAGTTAAAAAGAAGAAATCATAACTTAGAATTATTTCCTATAGAAATTTCTTTTAGATCATCTGCATTACCTTTAGGTGTGATCTTATGGTTGTGCTCAGCTACCACACCAGGTGGATTGATTAACATAACATCAGCACATACTGCATAGTAAGGAGAGTTTGGATGGAAGACAATACCTTGTTTTTTCATTTCTCCGCAATTTTTTAACCTGGCTATCTCAAAGTCAAGGCGTTTATTAGCAGTGAGTTGTTTGCGATATTCGTTGTGGATAGCAGTTGCTTCCATACATTTATCTCTTGCTTCTTTATCTAATGGTATAGAAAGAGTAGCACTGAACCCAAGGTTTATATTCTGTGTAGACTTTTGTCCTGTACGTGTAGGGATATAGTAAAGTATTTCACCTGGTGAATCAGGTATGTTGTCATCATTATTATCTGCGTTGTTGTACACAGGATCGAGGAAGATATCCTCGTAAGGATCTTGCCATGTTCCTGTTCTGGTGATGTATGGTGTAAAATTGGCGGTAGCAGTTTGACAAGATATTCCATCACCATAGGTGTTAGTAATATAAGGACCTTGTAAAACTTGTATTGCCTGGTTGGTTACTGAGCCACTAGAATTAGCGACTGGATTTGCTGTCGCACTGACTCCTCCCACATCTGTAGCGAATGATGGGGTTGCTGTTCCAACTGTGAGACACAATGAGATCAGTTTGAGAATATGCTTGTTGATTCTGTAACCGAATTTACGGTGGTTTCTCTCTGTATTATTGTATGGGTCTGAAGCCCTGGTCCTGAATAATGCTCTGTGAATTGGAACGCTGCTCCTGCCTCGCTTTGCTTCCAATTTGGTTTGTTTTGTGTTGATAAATCTAGTCCAGTCCATGTTGAAGTCACACCATTATTGGTATTAGTTTGTGTAGTTGTCACGTCAGGTGCTACGTTTGTACCACCGTCTAGTTCTACGCCAGAGCCACTTACCGAATAAGTCCAGCCTGTCGCATAATCCATACTATTTATGGTCTCACTCGTAGTGACCGTCTGGGTTGTCACCGAAGTCATACTACCCTGAGTGAAATTTGGCACCACAGGTACCGCAAGGATAGGACTACCCCACCCTACAACTAGCGTACATAACAAAAGTTTGATACGCATCGCTCATTAATTTATGGATAATTCAGTTACGAATTGACCTGTAGTTGAAGTACCACTTCCACCACCAACAGCAGTTATCGCACCTGAGGTTAAGATTGTACCTGTACCTGTACCAGTTCCTACAGCAGTAGATACCTGATTAGAATAAGCACTTACTGCACCAACAGTAGGAGCTGTGGTAGATATAACATCACCTTCAATAAATGACTGAGAGAATGAGAACGCTGTACCTGCAGTGTGAGTTGCTGTAGCAATAGAACCTTGTCCTACACCATCAGTTAGTGTGCCTAGACCACCAACATTTAAGTCAGCAGATCCACCGCCACCTACATCTGTAGAAACACCTGATCCAGAAACACTGTATGTTGAACCGATTCGCTCAACCTGTGTTGCAGCCGCATTCGTGACTAATTGTAAAGAGGATGTCATTGTATGAGTGATATCTGCACGAGCAGCAGTTCCACCCAATGTAAAGATACCCAATATTAAAAATAATTTTTTCATTGCTTTAATGGAATATTATCCTGCACTATATAGGTGTGCAAAACCTCCCAGAAATGTTCGGGATGTACATAATACTTAGACAGAAGTTTATGGTTAAATAGTAGTGTCGCCTTCGGGGACAAAACTTACACTCGCTTATTTAAGGAGAACTATGACTAACATTACAAGATGGACTACAAAGGACATCGACAAAATATTTGACGCTGCAACTAGATACAGCGTAGGATTCGACGATCTATTCGATAGATTCCATGCATATGGTACAGGATCAGTACAAGGACAGTACCCACCATATAATATCGTAAAGGAATCAGATGAAAAATGGAGGATTGAACTAGCATTAGCAGGATGGAAGAAAGATGATATAGAAGTATCAACTCAACAAAATGTGCTAGTTGTTAAATCAAAAGTACAAGAGTCAAAACCAGATGCAGAAGAGTATGCACACAAAGGTGTAGCAGCAAGAACCTTTACAAGAGGATTCAATCTATCTGATGACGTAGAGATTGGTAGCATCAAACATGAGGATGGTTTATTATCAATTGAATTGAATAAAATCATTCCAGAACACCAGAAACATAAAGTCTATGAAATTGCTTGACACTTATAGATAGTATGATACAATTAATTGTATGGTATCAGATTTTATAAACAGGCACATAGGATTATCAGTCCAAGACAAGACTCAAATGTTAGAAGATTTGGGTCTTTCTTCTTTGGATGAGTTGGTAAGAGAAATAGTACCAGATTCAATCTTGTTTAGAGGAGAGAATCTAATAGAGGGTTGTGATGAGAATCAAGCACTCAAAGAATTGAAAGAGATAGCATCACATAATAAAGTTAAAAGGAGTTTGATAGGTCAAGGATATTATGGCACGATTACACCACCAGTAATACAAAGGAATGTACTTGAGAACCCTGCATGGTATACTTCTTATACACCTTATCAAGCAGAGATATCACAAGGTAGATTAGAAGCATTATTTAATTACCAGACATTAGTAACTGAACTTACAGGACTACCAATAACGAATGCATCCTTATTAGATGAAGGAACTGCAGCAGCAGAAGCAATGATACTTGCGTATAATACATCTAAAAAGAATTTATTTCTTGTTGATAGTAAAGTGTTTCCTCAAACACTCAAGGTATTACAGACTAGAGCAAAACCACTAGGTATAAAAATTCTTACAGTAGATACAAGTCAACCTCTATCTGTTGAGGATTACATGAATGCATTTGCAATCATTCATCAGTTCCCTAATAATCATGGTCAGATAAAATACACACCAAATTATTTTAAAGGCACTAAGATTGCTATTGTAGATCCTCTCTGTCAGGTTCTTATGCAACCTGTAGGTGAGTTAGGATTTGATATAGCAGTTGGTAGTATGCAGAGGTTCGGAGTTCCTATGGGTTTTGGAGGACCTCATGCAGCATTCTTTGCAACCACTGAGAAATATAAACGTAAGATTCCTGGACGTATTGTAGGGCAGTCTCTAGATTCCCAAGGTAATAAAGCACTACGGCTAGCATTGCAAACAAGGGAACAACACATAAGAAGAGACAAAGCAACGTCCAATATATGCACCGCCCAAGCACTACTTGCAAATATGGCAGGTTTTTACGCTGCCTATCACGGTGCGGAAGGTTTGAAAAAAATATCAACCAGAGTATTAAAATATAGGCAGACGCTACTAAAAGCATTGAAGTGGATTGGAATAGAGGTTGATGAGTCTGAAGGTTTTGATACCGTTAGATTTAAAAGTTTCCTAGCATTAGAAGGATTCAATGTTAGGTATGAAGATGGATGGACTATGATAACTTTAGATGAGTGTACCACAGAAGAAGAATTAAAACAACTTATAGATTCTCAGTTAGATTTAAACAATCCATTTGATACTATAGATCATGTACTTGATTCTATAGGAGACTATCACTGGTTAACAGTTCCTATGCGAACACAAGAATGGTTAACTCAAGAAGTATTTAATAGATACCACAGCGAAACTGAGATGATGAGATATATGCATAGGTTAGCATCTAAGGATTATTCATTAGTACATGGTATGATGCCACTCGGTAGTTGTACTATGAAATTAAATGCAGCAGCAGAATTGATGCCTGTATCGTGGCCAGAGTTTAACAATATACATCCATTTGCACCTCCATCTCAGACACTAGGGTATGAACAAATAATGGTAGACTTACAGAAATGGTTATGTGATATCACAGGGTTTGATTCTGTATCACTACAACCTAACTCAGGTGCACAGGGTGAGTATGCAGGACTATTAGCAATCAAAGCATATCATGAATTTAATGGTGATAGTAAAAGAACTAAAGTTCTAGTTCCTAAGAGTGCACATGGAACTAATCCTGCTACTTGTGTCATGGCAGGTATGGAAGTTGTAAGTGTTGATTGTGATAAAGATGGTAACGTAGATATACATGATCTAAGATTAAAAGCATGTCTGGATGCACATGAATTAGCAGGTTGTATGATTACATACCCATCTACGCATGGTGTATTTGAACCAACTATCAAAGAGATATGTGATACAGTTCATGAGTTTGGTGGTCAGGTATATCTTGATGGTGCAAACTTAAATGCACAGGTATGTTTAGCAAAACCAGGTGACTATGGTGCTGATGTAATGCATATGAATTTACATAAGACATTCTGTATTCCTCATGGAGGTGGAGGACCAGGCGTAGGTCCTATAGGTGTAGCAAAACATCTAACACCATTTGTAAATCAAAGAGTATCAGCAGTGGTGCAAGGTAGTGCATCTATCTTACCTATCAGTTGGATGTATATAAGAATGATGGGTAGTGATGGTCTTAGACAGGCAAGTGAATGTGCATTGTTATCAGCAAACTGGTTAGCAAAGAAAATAGAACCATACTTTGATGTTCTATACAAAGGTGCTAGTGGTAGAGTTGCACATGAATGTATATTTGATTGTAGAAATTTACCATTTACTGCAGAGGATGTGGCAAAGAGATTGATGGACTATGGATTCCATGCTCCTACATTATCATGGCCAGTTGCAGGTACTATGATGGTAGAACCAACTGAGTCAGAGACACTTAGAGAGTTAGAAAGATTTGGTGAAGCAATGAATATGATAAGATATGAAGATCCTGAGATAGTAAAGAACTCACCTTATACTGCAAAAGAATTAGCAGGAGAATGGAAGCATGAGTTCTCTCGTATGGAGGCAGCATACCCAGTTGAACAGGAACATAAATTTTGGTCATCTGTAAGTCGAATAGATAATGTGTATGGTGATCGTAATTTAGTTTGTTCTTGTTCTTAGTATGGCAACTTTAATTTCTAACATGCCCGCAGAAGAAGTGTGGGTAAGAAAAGAATATCTAACTGACTTTGAGTCTGGGCATGGTGAATTTACACCAGGCGTTTGGGTATCTTGTAAATCAATGCCAGGTCGTGCATTTTATTTTGAGACATACTTACCAGAGTATGCAGCAATATATGATAAACTTCCTATCAGTGCGTTTGTAAGTAAACCTGTAACACCAGACCCAGATATGGATCTACCAAACTTGCAGTTCTGGAACTGCATGGACTATGGTGTCACAACCATATGTAAACAGTTTATAGGATCTATGGACTATGAACTATACACCAGAGACTTTGGAAGTCAACTAGGTAAATATGTAATTACTATTGATAATTATCATGATGAACCTGACACTCCAGATTATAGTACTGCAGAGACTCCATCAGAACATAAGAGTCATAACCTGATAGCACTAAACAATGGACAGTTTGCTTTATATCCTAACAATAGGATGAGAATTTATGATAACTCATTAACTCCTAAGCAACCTAAGATGCCAAACTTCAAAGTATCCACTCAGATCTTTAGTGTCGAACGTGGACATATGGAGAGGTATGGCGATACAAATGATTACCACTATGGAATAACAGATGAACATGTACTTGAATCTAAAACCGAATAACTATGAAGGTGAAACGGAACTCCTAACATTAGAGTTGCCAAAGCATCAAATGAATGGTATAATGGGCTTATGCAGACCCATCGCAGAACAAAAAAACACAAACGCTGAGAGAATCTTAAAAGATCTTCTTAAAGATTGTGCTTATTCAATATCAGAATCCGAAAAAAGTTATGAGCGTAAGAGTCGTAAGAATGCGAAACGGTGAAGATGTCATCGCAGACGTTTATGAAATCGCAGCAAATGATAAACCTGATAAAGCAGTAGCTTTCAGATTAGATCATCCCTACAATGTTTACGTTGTAGAAACTGACCAAGATCTTTTAATTGAATCAGAAGGTGTACAAAAAATGTCTTCACCTGAGATACAATTTACACCTTGGGCACCGTTGAGTAAAGACAGAAGGGTTATCCTTCGACTAGATGAAATCATAAGTGCATATGACACTTACCCTGAGGTCATCGAAAAATACAATGAATTAGTAGAGGCAGCAACAGATGGAAGAGGAACTACTCCCACAAGTTCAGATGCAGGAAGAACAGTCAACAGTCAAACTGATCTTGCTGAGACAACGAAATGAGTATCTCATAGCAAAGATAACTGAACTAGATGAAGAACCAGTGTATCTTCTTGAAAGATGCTATCAGGTAACAGACGATGAAAAACTCGTTCCATTTCCTCAGCATAGTTCTCAAAGAGATTTGTTCTTGACATCTGACGTAGTTTTGACTATAATCGAACCAAGTCAAAAACTGTTGGATCTTTATAACGCATGAGCAAGTTCTATACGAACATTCAGTTAGCAGGTGATACAGTTCTATATCGAGGGTACGAAGATGGACAAGCAGTTCAATTTCGTACCCAGTTTTCTCCTACCTTATATGTAACATCTAATCGTCAAGAGAAGATGAAAACTCTTACAGGTAAACCTGTAAGATCTGTGCAGTTTCAAACTGCCAGAGAAGCAAGAGAGTTTATCAAAACATATGATGGTGTAGAGAAGTTTGAAGTTCATGGATATGAACGTTTTGTATATCAATACATTAGGGAACAGTTTCCTACTGAAGTTGATTATGATATTTCACAGATGAGAATCTATGCACTCGACATTGAGGTGCAATGTGAGAACGGATTCCCGAACGTAGAAGAAGCTGCTGAAGAAATGCTTTCTATCACCATCAAAGATATGGTGTCTAAAAAGTTTTACATCTGGGCAGTTCGTGACTTTGAGACCGAGCATGAACACTATGTTTTTGATAGTGAAAAGGACATGCTAAAAAGTTTCCTTGAGTGGTGGGTACATCATACACCTGACATCCTTACAGGATGGAACGTGAATCTATATGACGTACCATACATCGCCCGAAGGTTAAATAGAATATTAGGGGAAAAGTGGATGAGGTCTCTCTCACCTTGGAACCGTGCAAACGAAAGAGAAATTTATGTTCAGGGACGTAAGAATTATGCTTATGATGTCAGTGGGATTAATATTCTTGACTACCTCGATCTTTATCGCAAGTTCACTTATAGTAATCAAGAATCCTACAGACTTGATCACATCGCTTTTGTCGAGTTGGGACAAAGAAAGCTCGACCATAGTGAGTACGAGAATTTTAAAGACTTCTACACATCAGATTGGCAAAAATTTATTGAATACAACATCCAAGACGTTGAACTAATTGACCGTCTTGAAGACAAGATGAAGTTGCTAGAACTAGCAATCACTATGTCTTATGATGCGAAGGTAAACTTTGAGGATGTATACTCACAGGTAAGAATGTGGGACACAATGATATACAATTATCTTGCAGATAAGAATATTGTTCCTCCACCTCGTAAGGGTGCTAGGAAGGATGAAAAATATGCAGGTGCGTATGTAAAAGAACCTGTGCCTGGCAAATATGATTGGGTTGTATCCTTTGACCTCAATAGTCTGTATCCTCATCTCATCATGCAATATAATATCTCACCAGAAACACTCTGGGAGACTAGACACCCTAGTGCAAATGTTGATAAGTTACTAAATCAAGAGATTGATTTATCAGGAGACTTTGCTGTGTGTGCTAATGGTGCACAGTATCGTAAGGATAAAAAAGGTTTCCTACCTGAGATGATGGAGAAGATATACACTGAACGTGTCGTCTATAAGAAGAGAATGATACAGGCAAAGAAAGACTATGAAAAGTCGCCCTCTAAACAGTTAGAAAAAGATATAAGTAAGTTCAACAATATCCAGATGGCAAGAAAGATTCAATTGAACTCTGCCTATGGTGCTGTTGGCAATCAGTATTTTAGGTACTATAATCTATTAAATGCTGAAGCAATCACATTGTCTGGTCAGGTATCAATCCGTTGGATTGAGAACAAGATGAACCAGAAAATGAACAAAATACTAAAAACGGAGGATGTTGATTATGTCATTGCTAGTGATACTGATAGTATCTACCTCAATTTGGGTCCTCTGGTCGAGGGTGTATACAAGGGGAGAGAAGAAACTGATGAAGTCATTGTTGGGTTCATTGATAAGGTCTGTTCGATGGAACTTGAGCCTTATATTGAGAGTTCTTATGAAGCGTTGGCAGAGTACGTAAACGCATACGATCAAAAGATGTTCATGAAACGTGAGACTATTGCCAACAAAGGTATATGGACTGCGAAGAAGAGATACATCTTAAATGCTTGGGACATTGAGGGTGTTAGATTTGCTGAACCTAAACTAAAGGTCATGGGTATTGAAGCAGTCAAATCATCTACACCAGGTGCTTGTCGTGATAAGATTAGAGAGTGTCTTAAGGTAATCATGAACAGTGATGAAGAAGATGCACAAAAGTTTATCGCAGATTTCAGAGAGGAGTTCTATCAGTTACCTATCGAAGACATAGCATTCCCTAGAGGATGCAATGGGATAAATAAGTGGGCGAACAAATCCAGTATCTATAGTAAAGGTACACCCATTCACGTACGTGGTGCATTACTATACAATTACCATAATACAAAACAACGATTGACTCACAAGTATCCTCTGATTCAAGATGGTGAAAAACTTAAGTTTGTTTATCTTAAGACACCTAACAAGATATCAGAGAATGTCATTTCGTTCCCAAATACTTTCCCAAAGGAATTTGGACTTGACAAATACATCGACCATGAACTACAATTTAGTAAGAGTTTCTTGGAACCGATAAAAGTCATTATGGATACTATTGGGTGGAAGCCTGAAAAGATCCCATCACTTGAATTTTTATTTGGATGAAAAAGTACAGAGTCGAATATCAAAATGCATTCGGCACACCTAAAAAGGAGCAACAGACATTCAACGATTTGTCTGAAGCAAGATGGTTTGAACGTGCCATGAAACGTTCTAATTTTATAACATGGTTTTATGAATTTTCTGAAGGACATAGCTAAAGAGATAGGTAATGATTACGCATCATTAGTCTCTGACGGTGTATCTGCAGGTGATACTGCAGGATTTATTGATACAGGTTCACACATTTTTAATGCATTATTATCAGGATCAATCTATGGAGGTATTCCTAATAATAAAATAACTGCTATAGCAGGTGAAACATCTACTGGTAAGACATTCTTCTGTCTTGGTATTGTTCAGCATTTCTTAGAGTCTAATCCTGACGCAGGTGTCATATACTTTGAGTCTGAGTCTGCTATATCAAAACAGATGATAGAGGACAGAGGTATAGATTCTAATCGTATGCTACTTGTTCCTGTTACTACAGTTCAAGAATTTAGATTACAAGCAATCAAAATATTAGATAAATATATTGAGCAATCTGCTGAAGAACGCAAACCCTTAATGTTTGTTTTAGATTCTTTGGGTATGTTGTCTACAACTAAAGAAGTAGAAGACTCTGAGGCAGGTAAAGAGACACGAGATATGACTCGTGCTCAAGTTGTTAAATCAATCTTTCGTGTGCTAACCCTCAAATTAGGTAAAGCAAACGTGCCTTTAATCGTCACCAACCATACATACGATGTGGTAGGTGCATATATTCCTACTAAAGAAATGGGAGGTGGAAGTGGACTCAAATACGCTGCAAGCACAATTGTATATCTATCAAAGAAGAAGGAAAAAGATGGTAAGGAAATTATTGGAAATATTATCAAATGCAAAACCGCAAAGTCCAGACTAACAAAGGAGAATTCAAGTGTTGAGACAAGATTATTTTATGATCGTGGACTTGACAGATACTACGGTTTACTGGAACTGGGTGAGAAACATGGAGTTCTTGAACGTAAAGGAAACCGTTTTATTATTGGGGAGTCTAGCGTGTACCCTTCTGCTATTCTCAAGGATCCTGACAAATACTTCACAGAAGAATTGATGGATAAACTTAACGAAGCTGCTGAGAAAGAGTTTCGTTATGGCAATTAAACTTACTGACTATGTTAGAACATATCCTAATGTTCTTAGTGAATCTGTATGTCAAACAATCATCAAGAACTTTGATGAATCCGACAGCGTATACACTGATAGAGAGCAGCGACCAAGTTTCAGAGAACTAAATATTTCACAGAGATATCATGCGAAGGATCCCAAGTGGGTCGCTGAACAAAATTTGTTGATTGATATATTTGATGAGTGCATGGATCAATATATGGAAGAACTGGACTTAGGTGCTGACTTCCCTGCGAAATATTCATACGAAGAGTTTCGTTTGAAGATGTATGAAAATAATAATTATGATCAGTTCAAAGATCATGTTGATGTGCAAGACTATGCTTCTGCTCGTAGATTTCTAGTCGGTTTTTTATATCTTAATGACGTAGAGGAAGGAGGAGAAACTTCATTTCCTAAACTAAACTTTGACATTTCTGCCAAGTGTGGTACAATACTTTTATTCCCACCTACATGGCAATATAGACACGCAGGTAAACCACCTGTATCTAATAACAAATACATTGTTGGAACTTATTTACATTACACATGAATTTAGAACTCACTATTCTTAGTAATCTATGCTATCATGAGAAGTATACACGTAAGGTGTTACCTTTCTTGATGAAAGAATACTTTACTGTACGTGAGCATACAATTATATTCTTAGAAATAAATGAATATATTAGTCAATACGATGCTTTACCTTCTCTCAATGCATTGAGTATAGAATGTCAAGAACGTAATGATTTAACTGAAGATCAATTTAAAAATATTAAGGAGGTTCTAGGTGAGTTATCCAATGAGAAAAGCGACTATAATTGGTTGGTTGACACTACAGAGAAATGGTGTCAGGAGAGAGCGATTTATCTATCGCTTATGGAATCCGTTAAGATTGCTGATGGGCAGGATAGCAAGAAAGATAAAGGTGCTATTCCAGAAATCCTCAGTCAAGCACTTGGAGTAAGTTTTGATCAGAATGTAGGGCATGATTATATTGGCAATTCGGATGAGAGATATGATTTCTACCATAGAAAAGAAGACAAAATTCCTTTTGATTTGGACTTCTTTAACAAGATTACAAAAGGCGGTCTTCCTAATAAAACTCTTAACATTGCTCTTGCAGGTACTGGGGTGGGTAAGTCTTTGTTTATGTGTCATGTTGCCAGTAGTGTGTTACTACAAGGTAGGAACGTTCTGTACATCACTTTGGAGATGGCAGAAGAAAAAATTGCAGAAAGAATCGATGCTAATTTACTAAATATTCCTATACAAAAACTTGCAGACTTACCTAAGGTAATGTTTGAAAGTAAGGTTAAGAACCTTGCAAAGAAAACACAGGGCAAGTTAATCATCAAAGAATATCCTACTGCGTCAGCACATGTAGGACACTTCAAATCTTTGATCAGTGACCTCGCTCTAAAGAAAAGTATAAAACCAGATATCATATTCATTGACTATCTGAATATATGTGCCTCTCAGAGGTATAAAGGATCTATAGTAAACTCGTATACCTATGTTAAAGCGATTGCAGAAGAACTCCGTGGTCTTGCAGT